ACAATACCATAACGAGCATTTGTTCCGTGAAGTTTACGAGTGATAGTAACTATGTCTTCTTCGCTGAACATTTCGGGGGCGTTCTTCAAGTTAGGAAACTTGTAGTAGATATGGAAGTTAGGGTTTTGGTGGTATTTAAATTTCCTACCCCCACTTAACTGAACCATCTTAACAGGTGGTTCGTATTTAGTGACATTAAGTAAACCCATCATATCTTGTCCATCAACAAAACCATTGATAGATATTTCTGATTTAAATGTATATTTTAAAGATATGATTAAACACTCTGAGTAAACTCCACGAAGTTTAACAGTTCTAACTCTCTGACCCTTTCTTAAGTAACCAGTTACACCAATTAAGTCGGATAACTCAACAGGTATAACCGCATCGGTGGTTGCAACAACAACCAAATCATCAACTTTATATTCTCCTTTTTTAGTTATGGCATTCCAACCATTAACCATAACAAGTTCTATGTTATCTGCCCCTTCTATTGGCTTAACCTCTCCGATTGCACCAACATAACATACACTATTTAAATTTTCCATTTCTTATACTTTTTCAAATTCTTCTTTAACTAAATTTATTTCTTCATCCAACTTTTCAAGTTCTTTGATCATCATTTCTTTTATAATCTCTTTATCATATAATCCCACTTCACCTGGCGTTCGGAATTTACCTCCATACGTATAATTAATTGTAACCGCCAAACTACAAGATTTAAGTGCGGATTCCAATTTATGTTTACGTGTTTTTAACCTTTCAAGGTTTTCTTTAACTTTTTTTGCTTGTTCAAATTTTTCTAATTCCATAATTTTATTTTTATACCGTATGTTCAATTTTAACTCTTACACAATTTTGTTCCATTCTATTTAAGTGTCGGTAATTGTTGATGTAACCCATCATATTACCACTACCAATAGCGTTTGCTGAATGAACCACAACCTCAACCACAGGTTTACCATCTAACCATTGATTTACCAACCACTTGGTGCAATCCATACCAGTTTTTTCAGTGATGTTATCGTAATTGATGGTGTAGTTTTTTACGACTCCGTAATGCCATTCTCTCATTGCGGTATCACCCAAATCGTGATCCAAAGATATTAACTCAATGTTCTCTAAACCAATTTCATTTATCTTACTAACAAATTCATCATAAGAACGAACAACCACCCAACTTGGATCTACCGGCGTACGAACGTCATCTAGATATATTTTTTTATTCATTTGTATATTTTCTTAATAGTTTGAATATCTCTGTAATATCTGTAAATTCAGATGGTGGACTATCATTTCTTCCAGGAAGAAAGATTATTGTAAACCCGTGATTCCCTTCAAACTTTTCAGTTACTCTTTTACCACAGATTTCAGTAATATATACCCAAGGAAAGTTCCCTGATAGTTTAACCTCAATTCCAATTTTTTTTAATCTTTCTACGAACACCGTGATTTTATCACCAGTTAATTTTGTGCTTGTTTCTGTTTCCATATCTATATATGTTCCAAATTTAGTTTCTATTGTTTTCATCTTAATACGTATCTATGAATTACTATTACCAGCTTACCACCAAATAATGCTCGGTCTGTTTGAATATCAATATCCATCATACCCAAGTCTTCCTTGAGTCTATTAGCTTGAACTTCGACTTCGTGTTCCGCATCTTTCTCATTTTTGAAGAACCCAAAATAGGAATCACATTTCCCTGTCTTATCACATACTCCGTAAATCATCTCTCTTTGATCCATAACATTCTAATTTTTCGTTTTTAATATTCCACAAATCTTTCACCCCTTCGGTCATATGACAATTATGTTTCTTACCTGTTCTTTTACCGAACTCCACAATCATATCATTATGACGATTTTTAATAACGTGAGGACATTCCTTACATGGGGTTTTCATATAAGAACAAAGATAGTAAATTATTTTAGATTTTACAAACTATTTTTTGAATTTAAATCCGGTTTCTATTTTTCTTTTACCGTATTTTTTTTCCATCAGTTGTTGATGTAGTTCCCAATTGATTATACTATTCTCTCTCAATGTATGTGGGAATTTATCCCCAATCTTATTTATAAGATCTTCAGAGAATTCTATTCCGTGCCTATATTCAAACTGATCAATAAGACGATCAGTTGGTAAATTTTTATTCTTTAAAAGAATGTATGCGCCTAGATCCGCTTCCAACTCATCATTTTCAGATCTCGGACCATCATGTTTTAATATTAAATGTGATATTTCATGTGCCTCTATAAAACGTAAATCATCCATAGTTAAACCATCTTCACCTAAAAAAACCTCACCATCTATAAAAATTGTTTTAAATTCAGGAGCATAAAATCCATAACCATAATCATTAAAAAATTCATTTAATTGACCATAATTTGGATTTTCCTTAAATACAACGGTAATTTGTGTTCCAGGTAAAAATTGTGAGTTATACGCAAACATATCATCCATAGTAATAAATATATTGGAGTTGCGATTTAACCCACAACATTAACTATATCATCTAAGTGGTGATCATTATCCATTTCAGAAACAATGTCTCGTTTATCCATCATATGTACAACCTCAGTTATACGATATGGAAACAAACCATTTCCATCAACACCAACGTCCAATCTTTTACCTTTACCCCACTTTCTACCTACCGGTAAATGAACGTGTCCGTGAAGGTGAACAACACCTTTACCAAGACCATTCCAACTTTCAAATGGATAGTGAGTCATCACAAAATTCTGTCCATCAATATTAACCTGTAAGTAATCACTAACAGATAAGAACATATCTTTAATGTCATCCCTATTGTTTCTGATATGGTGATCGTGGTTACCAAGAACCAAGTGTATGTTTTTACATACCAATCGGTCCAAGAAAATTTTAATAAATTCAAACCCACCAAACGCAATATCACCCAACATAATTAAAGTATCGTCCTGACCAACTTTTGAGTTGATATTGTTAACCAATGTGTTATTCATTAGTTCTAAAGTTGGGAAATCTCTTGTGTTATATTCCGGTACTTTCCCATCAAGTGTTCTCCAATCGGTAACACCCCGGCAAATGTTTTTATGGTTGTAGTGCGGATCAGACGTGACCCACACTTTACCTGTTGTTAATATTTTATCAAATTTCATCATAATTTTATTTCAAAACGATTACGCATTAATTCTATTTTATCTTCAGGAACACCGTGTTGATTAATTCCACCATGTCTGTTTTCAACAATAACAGAAAATACTTTATAATCAAAATTTTCTGCCATATCAAAATATGGTTGCATTTCCCACTCTTGTGTAAATGTATTTGAAACCACAATTACATTGTTTAAATTTGCAGTAATATTTAATATCATCGCATTACCAACTCTATCCTGACACCATTTATGTGCCTCTTTCAATTTTGTGAAATCAAATTTATATTCACCATCAACCATAAAAAACATATCCGTTTCAAAATGAGTTCCACCCAATGATTTAGCAAAAGTAGACTTACCACTTCCCGGTATTCCTCTAACGATGTATAACATTTTTTCCATAGTACAAATATAAGAAAAAAAACGGCATAAAAAAAGGGAGATTGACCTCCCTTAATAAATTTATTGTTTTTTATTAATATACCGTTACATTTCCACCACCCGGTGAGGAAACTGGAGCAACGGGAGCAACGGGAGCAACGGGAGCAACTGGAGCACCTATGGTACCACCTGTAAGTGCCACCATAATTTGATTTATTGTTTTTTGAGTTCTGTCACAACTAATAGTTAAATCACCACCTTTATTATTATTTATATATTTCTTTACTTCTCTTAAGGTATCACAAAATTCTTTGGTACGTACCTTTCTTTGTTTTTGTTTTTCAGTATCTACAGTATTTGTATTTGAATTATTGTTATTGCTTCTTTTACCTGAATTATTATTATTACTTCTTGTACCTGAATTATTATTAGTATTAGTATTTCTATCTCTTTTAATAACTTGTTTGGTACCTTCTTTTGCATCTTCACCAAATAAAACTCTTTGTGTTGATCCTCCGATAGTTTTAAAACCTTTTGAATTTCCCCAAGGTAAATCTAATATAATTGTATAATCATTTGGTACTTTTATTATTCTAAAATAACCATTATTTTCGGTTAATTGATTTGCCTCATTACCATTCTCAGGAGTTACTTTAATCCATTGACCAACTACATAATTATGTTTTTTAGCCGAAAACGTTAATGGAGTACCCGCATCTTTAACTTGTATTAATTTATCATACGTTGTTTTATCAACAATACCCGTTTCAGCGAATTTGTATTTTTTTTGGAATTCTTTAACCGTCTTTTCGGTTTCAGGTCCATACTTACCTTTACTTATACCTAATTTTGTTTGTATAAATTCAACATCAGGTCCAGACATACCTACTTTTAAATCTTGAGTCCACCCTGCACCCGTTTGTTGTATTGGATCGGGATATTTTTCAATAATTTTGTCATAAGTAACGGCATCAATATTTCCTGTCACAGGTGTAATTCCATTATCTGTTTGAAATTTTTCAACTGCGGCTTTAGTTGCTGGACCATAAATTGGTGTACCTTTATCTGGTTTTAAACCTAATTTACTTTGTATTTTACCAACCTCAGGGCCTTTATCTCCAAGTTTAAATTCCGCCTCAGTTAACAAATTGTGTCTGAAACCTTTTACTCTTTCTGTTTGAATACTTTGATTAACTTTACCATCATCTTCAAGATCAGGGTCTGTGGTTAAAGCAACACTACCACCCGTAGATGCATCCCAAGCTCCGCCAAATGCAACATCATCATAATTCCAAACATCACTTGAAAGTGACCATTGTATGTATTTATCATCACAATTAAAATCAAGTAGAATCTGACTTTTATTTGAGAACTTTTTACCTTGTAACATGCTATCAGGTACATTTGGATCTTTTGTAACACCAAATGTAAAATCATCAATTACTGGATTTCCTGTTTTTAATCTAAACCCAAAACCATTATCTAATGGTTCTTTTTTATTGATTAAGGCAGGATGTTCAACAACACAAGGTAATGACCCAATGTCTAAAGTAGTGTTCTCAGTACCTCCTCCACCTGTAGTAGTATTTGGTTTTGGTTTTTGTGTTTTAGCAGCAGCTGCAACAGATTCCCAAAATTTAGGTTCAAATTTTTTAGTTTTACTAACAGAATTTTGAAGTAATTGAAAAACCGGTAATACAACATAATTTTTATAGTCATCATTATCATTAGCACCCATATTCAATCTATACTCAGCATTTGAACCAAAAATGTCATAACCATAAGAATTTGATCTTTCTCTAGCAATACAAAAACTAGGAAAATCACTTAATGATTGAACTTTTTTCTTAATAAAAGAATGGTCAATAACACCATCGTCCATTTCATCCTGAATCTCACTTACAATGTTACCAATGGTTCCTTCATCCATTGGTTCCCCTTTACTATATTCTTCATTATCACATAACGCCATAACCGACTCCATCCAAGTTATTTGTTCGGTATAATCACCCGGAACAGATGTTTCTTTAGCAAATTCACTCGCCATTTTATAACCACTTTTTGTAGCCGGTGTTAAACAAAAACCACCACGAGGACATGGATTTTCAGTTATATCAAGATTTTCATACTCAACACCAGCAGAAGTTATTTTACCTGTTGCGAAAGTGGCCTCATTTAACAAACCATAACTTTCATTTAGACTTTGTCTAACAATTCTTTTTAATAAACTATCTGTAATTTTTTTCATATCTTATCCTATTAACGCATTTTTTATGGCCTTAACCGTTAAAATTCCCATTTTGCCGTCAACATCTAATCCTGCGTTTTTATTAGAATTTAACCAATTTTGAATGTCCACAGTGGTGTAATTTTGAGTTTGTTCAACCAAAACATTGGTCTTTACACCATGTTGACTCAAAATATCTCTGATCTCACTTTCCGTTAATTTTATTTTAGGTAACATAAATATTGCTTATTAAATTTATTTATTATATAAATATAACCATATAATAAAAAATAAATAAAAAAAGGGAACCGAAGTTCCCATTTTAGGCCCGACATTGGATATATGTCTGACTCCACCACCTTATTTTTCTAAATAAGGAAACAATTATTTTGTTACTAACGCCTCAATTTTACTTTTAACTTGTTCAGTTAAAGAAACTTGTCTAACGTTTGTAAAAATAACAGAGTCTTTAAAGACCTTACTTGGGATGTGAACCAAGAATGTATCTCCATTGAAGAAACTTAGGTCTTCTTCTAATACCAATGCTCCGTGCACCATCTTCAAAAATATTTTGAATTGTGTCTGATCCATGAATGTCTCGTTGATTAAATCACCGAACTTATCACTAACTACTTTTATGTTGAAACCCATCTTATTCATATAACAAAGATACTAAATTATTTGACAATAACAAATTTTCTACCCACTTTTTTTAGTGTGCCAACAAAATCATTTTTGTGGTCAATACCACCCCAAAAACCAGATCCGTCTGACCATACACCTTTTTTATTATTTTTATAAACCATCTCACCATCAAATGTAATATAATCAGCTTGATCATTTTCAGTCAAAGCGTAAGCTCTTGTCATTTCTCTATTTTCAGATGGTGAGTAATTACCTAACCAATCTTGACGACATAAAAATGTTGCTTGTCCAACAACAACAGGATTTCCATCAAATGTTGCTTTCTTGTTGAATTTTTTCTTGAATGTGTGTATGTAAGTTCCCATATGTTTTTTGTTTCTACAAATATACAAATAAAATTGACACGGCATAAAAAATCCCATACTTTTTTCTCAAAAACTATGGGATTAATATTTATAAACCAATTAATTCGTAGAAAGGAAGGGTATTGGTTGTTTTTGTGTAATATAAATATAGTTTAATTTATTAAAAGTAAATAAATTTTACGTTTAAGATAAAATTTTTGTTAAAATTTTGTATATTTCTTCATTTTCATCAATTGGAATGTCTTTTAACGTAAAAAACCCACAATCTGAGTGTTCATGACCATCTTCAGCTTTATCCAAGTTTGGCATCTTTTTTTCGTCAGATTCATATAAATACACATAAATTAACCCCTTTGGTTTTCCTTCTTCATCTTTCTTTGTAATGAATCCAACCAAACTTATATCCTCCTCAATCTTAATGTTTGTTTCCTCGTAAAATTCACGATAAGCACAATCTTTTGGTGTTTCATTTGATTCCAAATGTCCTGAAGGGATAAACCATTTTCCAGAATAAGTTTCGTGGTCAGCTCGTTTACATAACAAAACTTTATTCTCAAATTTTAATATTATGCCCGAACTTCTATTTGATTTCATTATAAGAATATATTTATAAGTATATGGAGTTAATAGTAAATAATAATTTATTCAATGTCAAATGTGTGATGACCACTAAAGACATACAAAAAGGTATGATGGGTAAAAAATTTGACAAAACGTTTGATGGTATGTTATTCATAATGAAGGAAGGTGACCATTCTTTTTGGATGAAGAATTGTATTATATCTTTGGATATAATTTTCATTAATGGGAATAAAATCAACAAAATACATAATAATTGTAAACCATGTAATACACCTGAGTGTGATCGTTACACCGGTAATGGTGATATGATATTAGAACTCAAAGGTGGTACTTGTATAAAATATGATATTGCCGAAGGTGATACCATATTATTACAAGATTAGTCTTTCATTTTTTTAACATACCACCAAGGTTTTTAAAAAATTCAAAAGGACTCTTTTTAGTTGTAGTGGTAGTTGTTACACCGTCTTCAACATCAACAACATCATCATCTGAATTATCACTTACTACAGGATCTTCTGTTCTTACATAATTTGATGATCCAGACTCATGTGGTGGGTATTTATCGGGTAATGTATACTTAAAGAAATATTGTCTGATAGGAATCCCATTTGTATTTTTAAAATCTAAAAATAACGTAATGTCTTCAGCTCCTTTTTTCCTTAAATCTTGTTTAAGTGGTTCAACTTGTTCTGCGGCTCTTGTGTCGGAACTTCCACCAGCAGATCCTCTTGTTGCAATTCCCATATAAGCTTTACCATCTTTACTCTCATCAATGGTAGCTCTCCAAGTTACTGTGTAATTTTTAGAATCCACAATTAATTCTAAATTACTCACATTCGGGTTAATTCCCGCATCATAAAGTTCCTTTAGTTTCTCCTCAATTTGGGTTCCAATTAGGGCTCCTTTTTTATCAATTTTTCTTGTTTCAAATGAATGAAGTAAATCCGCATCTTTTTTTCCAGGATTCCAAGTCTTACCAATTTTAATAGGTAAAGATATATTACTTTCGGTAATAATACCCATCATTGATTTAATTCTTGTTATTTCTTCGTTTAATAAGTTCATACTATTATCTATTATTTGGTCTAAATCTTATTTGATTTGATTTTACTGCAGACTTTGAGAATCTTAATCCTTGTCCTTGTTTTCTAGCGTTTCCTAATGACCTTGCGTGTTCCGTCATTTCAACCTCAAAATTTGGCTCATATCTATTACCACCATCTTCATTAATTTTTTCTTTCAAAACTCTAACAAATTCATTCTGTACCATCTTAGTAAATTTAATATAAGGAGAATCATCTGACTCTTCATTATATTTGTATTTACCTTCAGGTGGTCTTTTAGATCTACCTAAATATGATAACCCAGAAATATTTGTAATACATTTGTGTCCCCCACTATTGGATTGAATTAGATCCCAAGAATTTACACTAATAGAATCTAACATTCTCATTTCTTTATCTGTTAAATTACTGAATGGTTTTTTCATTGCCTCTTCAACATCACCAAGGATGTCTTCCCCATCGGCCATTTGTTTAAATTCTTTACCATATAAGGCGTTAAAATCTCTGAATGTAAAACCAACTGATTGTTCACCAAAACCTTTTCCTGATTCTGATATCCATTTTATTGTTGATAAAGGAATATCCTTATCTTGTAATTGTGATTTCCACTTGTTTAAGACATCATCTTTGATCTCACCTAAGTTTACACCTTTAAGTGCTCTTTCTTTCTTAAATGGATTACAAGACGCTTGTACCAACCCTAACGGCCAAGCAATCACCAAGAAGTCAGCGTCAGGATTATTTCTGAATGGTGTGTATCTATCATATGATCCTGGTTTCATCATACTACCTCCACCATACTGAACTATAATTTTATCATCAACTTTAACATTCTTGTGAGTTTTCATTGTTTGAACATAACTCTCTTTGTTTTTTTCCAAAGACCCAACATCAGCATAACTTTTTTCTTTGATCTGAGATCTGATGTTTAACAATATACTTAATAACGATGGATTTGCATTCATTACAATATTTTCCAAGAACCCTGGTTTGTTTTTGAATGCCAATAATAATTTATTAGCAACCATACCCATTATCATTTTGTTTTTTTGTAGTGATTGATCTTTATCTACCTTAAACAAATAGTTCATTACTTGTTCAGGACTAATATCATATTGAGCATAATTTGCTGAGTCAACCGTAGATATCAAAGTGATATCGTCAGATGGGAAAATATCTCTTGGAGATACGGTTTGAGATATTGTCTCAACGTTAGATCTTGAGGATTTAAAATTAGTTGAAGTACCTTGTTCAACCCCCGCTTGTGTGTCGTGGTGGTCAGTATGTATAACAAACATTGGTTTACCGTGAGCAAAGTCAACTAACACCGGCATAACATCACCCTCAGCATCCAACTTTTTAATTGCGAATTCCTTATCACCATATTGGATAATTTCAGAGTCAACAACTTTGATTCCATTTTGTTCTAAGTAGCTTTTCATACCTAAAGCAGTGGTTACACCATCTAAATCTTGGTGAAAGTATATTTTCGCCTCAGGGTATCTTTTAGATAATTCCCTGATGTTTCTTATTCCCGATTCCGTTATTAACTTTTTCCTCATAGTTATAAATAGTTTTTAACAAAAAAAAGTTTGTAAATAATAATTTAAAACTGAGAGATGTCGTGATCACCCCATTCATATTCATCTTCCATAATACACAATTTATCATAAATACTACGTAAAAATAAAAAATCCCACTTAATTAAATGGGATTTCTTTTATTTGTTCTAAAGATTTAAAGTAATTAATTCTTGTTTCGGCAATTTGTTTGTAATTTTCACTTAACTCAATACCTAACCATCTACGTTCTAATATCTGAGCCGCAACTAATGTTGTTCCTGAACCAGCAAATGGATCTAATATTACATCGTTCTTGTAGGACAATATTTTAATCGCCTTGGTTGGTATGTCCATTGAGAAGGTGGCTTTAGTTAATGATTTTGTGTCAGCAAAATAATTCCACTGACCAAAGACTAACTCCATAAATTCTTTCTTGTCTTGTTCCTCATAAACCACTTTCTTTTTTATGGTCCCATCTTCCTGTTCAATTTCAGTAGGAACCCCTTTCCACTGAGGTTCACCTTTAACTTTCTTAATGTGGTGTTTTTTGTATGCCAATATTACACACTCTTTCGGGTTATAAATATAAGGCGAGCTACAACTCATCCAAGAACCCCAAGCAGTTGTTTTACTTCTGTGTGGTGATTGTTCTTCAAGATCAACAATACCAAAGAACCCAAATCCAATTTGTTTCATTAACTGATACATCTCAGAAACAAAGAAAATTCTCCCACCTTTCTTTTGTCTGTTAATCTCATAAGGAATGTTAAGTGCAATACGACCATCATCTTTTAACACGTTATAAGCTTCAGTTAACCAGTTCTTAGCAAATACTAAATACTCATCAAATTCAACATCATCCTCGTGAACATCGTAAGCAATCCCAACACCATAAGGTGGTGATGTTACGATTAAATCTACGGATCCTTCAGGTAATGTTTTCATTACTTCAATACAATCCCCATTTATTATTTTTCCTGTTTCTATCATTTCTATTATTTAATGCTCTCTAAAAAATCCCATACTTTATTTGAAAACTTTTCGTAAAGGTCTCCATCCTCGTCATACGATAAGTCAACAATGTATTCATCCACACAATGTTCAACTATCATCCCATGTATTTCCTCAAACTCTTTATCTGTTTGTTTTAAGGCATCATATTGCTCGTGAATATGATTTTTTTGTTCTTCTGTTAGTTTCATTTTTATTTAAATTATACTTGTTATTGCTTGAGCTAGTTTATATCCTGTGAAGGCACCTATCGCGGCTGAACCAGGTAAAACAATAAACTTACCCAACATAGTTTCATATTTCTTCCTATTAACAATATAAGAAATTAATATGTAATAAGCAATGTAGTTGATTAAAACCAAAAAGTCCAGTTCTTTTGCAACAAAAACTACAATTGAATTTCCAAGAAATCCCCACATAAAATTAATAAGTGTTTCACGGATTAACTCACCTGGAGTTGTGATCGCACCTAATATGTTAATCTCTTTTTTTAATCCTTTTTTATTTTTAATTTCCATATTGTCTATCTAAGTAATCAAACAAATTTAAAAATTTAGGCATCTCACCATGTTTAGTTATATAATATTCTCTTAGTTTTTCACAATTAAGACCATATTTCCTATCATGACCTAATCTGTCTTCAACGTGTTTAATATCAACCTCTTTGTTTAAAATATAAGAAATATTTTTAATAATGTCCAAATTTGTCACTCTGAAAGTTGTTCCAATATTATAAGTGGTATTTACAATCTCATCGTCGAACATTAAATCACAAATGACTTTTACATTATCATAAACATACATCCATTCTCTAACTTGTAATCCGTCACCATAAACTGGAATTGGTTTACCTTCACCGATAGATCTTGCAATTGTTGGTAAAAACTTTTCCTCAAATTGGTGTTCCCCAAAGTTATTACAAGTTCTTGTAATAATATATGGTAACCCATAAGTTCTGTTTGCAGATAAAACTAACATATCAGATGCCGCCTTAGTTGCGGAATAATATGAACTAGACTTTAAACTATCATCTTCAGTTGCCGTATGATTAATTGCAATGTGTTCATCCATATCACCATATACCTCATCAGTTGAAATGTGTATGAATTTTTTAAGGTTCTTATTTTTTCTTGATATCTCCAATAAATTAAATGTTCCTTCAACATTAGTTCTCACAAATGGTAACCCATTCTTAATTGAGTTGTCAACGTGAGACTCAGCAGCAAAGTGAACCATGTAATCAAAATCACCAAGATCATCTGCCGTTACATCACAAATGTCTTTTTCTAAAAATGATACATTGTGTTTAATATTCATTCTACGACCAGCGTATGTTAGTTTATCAACACAAAGAACATCACATTCAAAGTTATCTAATAGGTGATTTATAAATGCGGATCCTATAAACCCCGCTCCTCCTGTTACTACTATTTTCATTTTTTCTCTAATATTTCTATATGATGTTGCAAGTACCATAATGCCTTCTTAAGGTCCTGTAACTCTTTATCTTTTTTTCCTGCTCTTGAAATATACTTTACCGTATTTCCTAAACTAAATCCTAAATCCCAAGCATCAATAACTTTTATTGCCTCATAAGGATTATCCTCTCCTCCGTAATGGTTAGGATGATTAACTTGTTCTACTTTTATTGGTGGACACTGACAAAGTCCTGAACCACCACATACACATTCTTTTTCCATTTATTTTATTTTTTTTACAGGTACACCCACATATATTCCAGGCTCCTCTATATGTTTAACCACCGCACCATTCATACCTATTGTAGTTAGAGAATGGATTGATAACTTTTCTTTAATTGACGCATTTGTCCCAATATAAACACAATCGTAAATCTTACAATTACCTGAGACTTTAACACCTGGAGCCGTTGTGAAGTAATCGCCAATTCTACAATCATGGCCAATTGTTGTTTGTAAGTTTAGATGTGCGTGTTTACCTATTGTGATATTTGTAGTCAAAATACATCCGGCACATATGATACTACCTTCCCCAATAAAAGTATCTTTTCCTAATATTTGGGCACTTGGGTGAATAAATTTAAAATATTTAGTATCTTTAGGAAGTCTTTGGACCATATCAAACCTATCTCTTGGGTCCCCAATTGCAACTATAACTTTATATTTTTTTGGATCAAATTTTGATAACGGAAATATATAATCGTCATTTTCTTTCCAATATTCATCATCAACAAAACATTTTATTTTTGGATCTCCAATATGTGATTTTATTTCTCTTGCGAAACCACCACCGCCTATTAACGCTCTTTTCATATTATAGATTTTAAGTTAACCAAAATTCAACATTTTGCCAAACTTCGTTTAAAGTGTAATTATTTATTGGGTCCTGTATTGTCCCTATTTTTTTAGATTCATTTTCAATGAGATGCGGTACTTCATCAAGAGTATTACATTTTAATAAACTACGCAAATCAATTTGAGTATTCATAATGGTTTTAATTCCCATAAGACCTAAATCACAAACAGTTGTTAAACCACCATTTGTTGTAAAATTTACAGAAACAAAACTTTTTTTATAATATTCTTCCACAACATTTTGAAATGGTATTGGGGGGTCTTGGGATAGTGTGATAATTTCGTAATTAATTTTTTTTTGTAACTCTACAATAAATTTACTTCCCATTGATATACTATCTTGAGGTCTTCTAAGATATACAAATACTTTATCATTTAAAATAGTGGGGGCTATAATGTCATTATTTCTAGTCTCAATCCATCCATGTTTAACTGGTATGTCAGATGGTATTTTAGCAAATGGATTATAAAACGAAATAACATTTTTTTTATCTATTGATGACAAAAAAGTATCTGAGTTATCCACAAAATAAAGTAATTTATAACCTTTATGTTTATTAATTAAATCCGCTTGTAATGATACCCCAAAAAATAAACAAGGAGCATATGGGTCAATATAATCACTTAAACCCCATTTTTGTTTAATCCCTTCTTTAAAATAGATAACATTTTTTGCTACCGATACTTGCTCAAACTTCATTTATATTAAATTTTCTTATGAACAGAAAAATCTCCGTATGATTTAATTAATATAGTTTCTTTATTTAAATGGTTGTTTATAGAAGTAATAACACCAGGCCATGTTATATCATCCATTATTATATATCCTCCTTTTTTAATTAAAGGTAAATATAATTGTATATCTTTAGTGACGTATTCTTCATCATGGTTTCCGTCAATATGAATAATATCAATAGATTCATTTTCTAAGTTTTTATAAAAATCCTCAGACTTACTTCTAACTAAAGACACGGTATTTTTTAAGTCATTTTTATTTATAACTTTTAATACTCCATCATAAAGTTTATCTAAAACAACTTGGTCTTTAAATAAGACATCATAAATGTATGTATTTAAAGACTTATCTGGAATTTCATTCCTCAATGTCCCCATAGAATATGGATCAATACCAATAACTTTACCTTTAGTTACTTCTAAAGCCTCGGCAAAATACATTAGTGATGCGCCTTTGAAGACTCCAATCTCAACACATAATTGAGCATTAGTTTCGATAATAAGGTCTTTAATGACATTTCCTTTAGTTTCGTCACATCGACCACCACTATCGTACTGGTCTTTAATAATTAAATCATGTAAGTTTCTCATAAGTTATTTGTATAAATTTTAAATTTTGATAAATCAGGATAAGGTAATTCTAAATCTTGATTATTTTTTTTATTCCCATCTAAATCATAAAACTGACTCATCATAAGTAAACCTCTTGCTGATAACTCAGGCATCATATAAAAATTCCAACCCAACATATCAAAATTATCATCATGATAAGAACATTCTCTTCTTCCACTAAATCTTGCTCGTTTAAACCATAACATCGCCTTATGGTCATCAGTTAAAATTGCACCTCCTTTACTAAGTTTTAATGTTTTATATGGTCCTGTAAATGAAAGACACATATGTGTTTTTGGAATATACATATCGGCAGTAAATCTCAAAGCCGAATCCCAAACATTACTTGGTGATAGTTGGTAAGCTCCTTTAATCATATCTCCAACAACAGGAGTAAAATTAACTTTAAGACCAGCGTGAATAATTTCACAAGGAACCGAAGGATATGTCTTGGATGGACAGTCTACCTTGTCAGATTTTAAACTTTTTTTTATGTTTTTTTCATAATATAACGCTAAAAAGATTGCGTTACTCATATTATCCAACGCAATTGCGTATGGTGATCCAGTGTAATCACATAGTGATTTTTCAAAATCTTCAGTAATTTTATGTACTCCGTTTGCCATATTAATTAATCTTCTCTATATTCTTTTAATAATTCATCATTTGAAATTGTTCCGTATTTTTCATTAAGACCTTCCATATCAACATCCTTACTCATCATTATTTTAACATCGTAGATTTGATCGGTAGTATTTAAAGATATGTCAATTTCTTTAATAATTTTGTATGGGTCAGCATTTGATCCAGGTCTTCTATCCTCAACATAACCTTTCCAATTTTTTGCAGTATCTCTTGGAATTCTAATTGATGCTCCACGATCTGAAACCCCCCAACTAAATTTATCAATTGATTGTGTTTCAAATTTACCAGTTAAACGAAGATTGTTATCTGACCCATAAGCTTTAATATGAGCTTCATGTCTTACCTCAAACGCATTAAACAATGATATAAAATATTTTTCGTTACCATCATTTCTCATTTTATCTGTTGAGAAATTTGTATGAAGTCCTGACCCGTTCCATTCCCCTTTTCGAATTGGTTTTGGATGTAGATCAATCCTATAATTATATTTTTCAGAGATTTTATATAAAAAGTACCTGGTCATCCACAAATCATCACCCGCCTTTAATTTACCTTTTGAAAATACTTGGTATTCCCATTGACCTAATGCAACCTCAGCGTTGATCCCTGTAATATCAATTCCGTATTTTAAACACATATCCATATGTTCCTCAACAAAATCTCTTCCTACAACATATTCACCTACACCACAATAATATTTACCTTGTGGTTCCAAGTTGTTTTCATCGTGACCTAAAATACATTTGTTTTTTCTATCATAGATAAAATATTCTTGTTCAAACCCAAACCATAAATCTTCTTGATCTCCAATTAGTTTTGATCTTGTATTAGTTTCGTGTGGTGTACCATCAGAATTCATTACTTCACACAACACGTAAATTGTGTTTGTATTATCACAAAAATAATGTCTAACAGGTATTAAAATACAATCAGAACTATTACCTTCCGCTTGTAATGTTGATGACCCATCAAAGTTCCATTCAGGGAAATTATTTAGAACTAAACAATTTTTAATTTGCTCATAGTCCACAATTTTAATCTTACTTCTAAGGTTTGGCTCCGGTATATATCCGTCAATCCACACATATTCTAACTTAACTTTCATTTATTTTTATTTATGTATTTTATTATTTCTTCCTCATTTTTTCCCTCATTAAACATCCTGTAGACATTGCGTGAAAATTCATCCGTACACAACACTGCGTCGGCATCTAAATAATTCATAATATCTGTAAGGTTATTAAGGATGTTCTCTTTCTTTAAAAATCTTTTGTTAAAACCCATTTTTAATCCTCTAAAAATTCTTTTTCTTTTTTTCTTTCCTCTTGTTCGATATTGTAATTTCTCGTCTGATTAATTAACATTATTGTTTTTCTTTTAAATAATGGTAATAATGTTTCTTCGATTGGGAAATCACCTTTACTAATCATTTCTAACACCGGTAACTTTGTTTTATTTTCAGTCTCAGAAAATGTAGTTATTATCTTTGGTATTGTCAATTTGTTTTTATCATCACAATAAATTAATTTAACATTTGTCTTATTTTCTGGTGATTTTTTTGCTGCCGGAGATACTTCATACTCCCAAACATAATACTTGTTGTCTCTCTTATCCAAATGGAAGAAGAAACCTCTGTTAGATAACATTTCTTTTTTATTCTTCCTGTATTTTGCCTCAATACTATCATAAACTAATGTCCATACAGATTTTGCAATATTGAAATATTCCGTCATCCTTGGTGCGGTGTATTGTAAAATTTTTGTGAATTCTTCATACTCTTCAGTTGACATCTCAGGAACACTTTTAATTTTAAGATCTTTTACTAAAAGTTCATCATCAACTGAATTAAATTTCTTGTTTGTATATATGATTTTCTTATCCCTGATAAGTGTTTGTATGTTTGCTAAATGTAATGATAATTCTATAAACCCAGGGTAAAGTTCCATGTTATCTAACTTTTCACCCATACGTTGGAAATATGATAGTAATTTATATTCCTTATGTTCACTATCAATTGGCTTTTCAAACATCCAATCGGTGTCCATTACAAATTCTATTTTTTTATTTCTTGCCATTACCCATAAACATAATAATATAATTGTATTCTGTAAAGGTATTAGTCAATTCTCATTACAACAAAAGTTGAATCATTAACTGAAACGGTATCATATTCATTATTATATCCGTTTAGATCTCCATAACCACCCTCATCAACTAAATCACCCAATAAACTTTTTTTATCTACAAAATGATTATATTCGTCACCCATTTCATCTAACCAACTCAATGGTGAATCTCTAATTTCTTCTAACCTACCCTCAACGGCTTCTTCTACCTCATCATTATTTAAATCACCATCTGGCTCATCTTTTATATCTTGTATGTCTTCGTCTATACCTTCTATTTCATTTTCAATTTCTTCAACCCTTGATTCATTATCCGACTCATGTTCACCATCCTCATCTTCATCTTCATAAGTTACTGACTCAACTTTTTTACCGTTTTGGTAAATTTGCCATTTATTTTCAGACCATTCAACAACTAAAATGTTATCCATGTAATCATTAAATTTGAAGTATTTTAAAGATTCAATATCTTCCTCAATAAGAGGAGATCTAGCTCCACTTGAAATTAAATATGTTTCTATTTCAAGTGACCTTTTTTGGTTTTGTAATTTTTCAATTTCTTTATCTTGACTACGACTAGTTTCCCTACTAACATCGTAATTTTCAGGATCGTCCATAACCCATTCACGAATCATGTCTTCATAATATTCCGCAACTTCGTCACCATCAATATGGGACGATAAAGTTTCTTTACTAAAATTACTTAAATCGTCTACCATGCCATCATAATAGTCTTCAAGGGAACTATCCGCTTCATTTTCAGTTCCAACCGCATAAACATTACCACTAGTATCGTTATGTATTGACCTAAATGTATGTAAGTCATAATGGGAACCTACAGGTATTAAATCATACACATCATTATCTTTGTCCTTAAGTTCATCAATCTCGGATTGCAAATCATTTTGTTCAATCTCCAATTCATCAACAATTTCAGAATCTTCCTCGTTATCTATTCTTTCCTCAAGTTCTTCCATTCTTCTTTCCAAATCTTCTAATTCTTCACGTTCTGGTCCATCTAAATATTCAATATCACTTTCTTGAACCATATAGTCAAAAACTGCGTTTGCCATTAAACCTTCGTCATCAATATTAGGACTATTTAGATCCCATTCACCATCTTCTCTTCTTTGTTTGGCTTCAGCCCTTAAAGCCATTTCTTTTCTTCTATCAAGTTCTCGACTATATGGTGTGTCCCAATGACTTAAACTACCACCAACTGTAACACCTTCAAGACTTACAATACCTGTGGAACGAACATTTAAATCACCAGTCACAATTAACTCACCCAAATTAGTTATTTGTTTTAAACCAATTAAAGATAAGCTACCATTAACTCTTATTTTTTTACCCTTAAAATCAGGAAACTTAGGAATCGCTTGTGCTTTGTAATTAACAGACTTTAGTAAATCAATATATTCTTGGGGTGTAAAATCTTCATACTCAACATTATCATCTTGTTCAATAATAATATTCTTAATTAAACTAATTAAATCACCCTCATTAATTCTTAAAACTTTTTTCATATTACAATAAATATTTAATGGTTTACAAAATATGTGTAATGTCAGATATTTATAATTAAATAAACCTATTAAAACAAATATTATGGGATGCGGATGTAAAAATAAAGCAAATCAACAACCTGCTCAGGCACCTCAACAAGCTCCTAAACAACCAGCGGCGAATCAATCTACGGTTCAAGAGTCGGTAAAGAAAATTGTTGAGAAGTATTACAACAAAAAGTAATCGGTGATTGGTTAAAAAGTTGAG